GAGAATAGTTCATATCAAGCAATCTAAACGTAGAGCAGAGGTATTCTTACCCATATCAGAGGAGTTATTTGACATGTTAGAACAGCAACGAAAAGACTTTGGCTTTCAGAGGTACATATGCCCTCAAATAAAGCCTGTACAGGGGGAGTTCCTACCCTATTCCTTATATGGACTATCCAAAAAAGGAAGGGATGTCATGCGTAAAGCAGGATTGTCTGACGAGCTACGATTAATGGACATTCGGAGGACAGGAACAACCGAAATGGTGGACGCAGGAGTGTCACTTGGACAGATCATGTCGGTGACAGGTCACACCAATCCAAGTTCGGTTAAACCTTACATGAAAAATACTTTTACAAGTGCAAATAATGCCTTGACTACTCGTAACACACATGTTAAAAGTATGTATAATGTTTAATATTAATACACTTATAAATGATTTACAGTTACGTGATGGTGAGACTAAGCGTATGACTTGTCCTGTGTGTAGCAACAAGGAGAAGACATTCACCATCACTAACAATATGGGTCAGATACTATGGAATTGTTACAAAGTATCTTGCTCAATCTCAGGGGGTAAGAGAGTACACCTCACAAGTGAAGACATTCGTAAGTCTCTAGGTTCATTTGCTGAAGAGACAGTGGAAGTACCTTTCACCCTGCCTGAGTATGTAGTGCCTCACAATAATGATGAGGTCATATTAGAATTTGCGAATACCTATGGTCTGGATATAGAAACTACTGAGTTGATGTATGACGTAAAGGATCATAGGGTTGTGTTTCCTATCGTACACAATGGTAAGATCGTTGACGCTACAGGACGTAGCCTAAACAAAAGATTACCTAAATGGAAACGATATGGAAAAAGTGACTTGCCTTATGCTCATGGCTATGGTAAAGTCGCAGTAGTTGTAGAGGATTGTGTGAGTGCCGCAGTGGTTGGAACAGTTAGCGATGTGCATGTTGGGGTTGCTGTGTTGGGTACATCACTATCGGAATCACATAAGCGATACTTATCACGATTCTCTACGGCAGTAGTAGCGTTAGACCCTGATGCATTACCCAAGACACTAGCGTTTGTACGAGAACTAAAAGGTCACGTGCCAGATGTAAGAGCGTTACGTTTGACAGATGATCTCAAATACAGAAACCCACAAGACTTAGATAGTCTTACCAACATAGGAGTATAATATGGAACTATCACTAGTACGTAGTTTGATGAACAGAGAGTTCTACGATGAACATCGTGGAGCTAGATGTCCTGACAGGCTATTCACAAAGGATGTTCGCAAGATTAAACAAGCCGTTGATCTTGCAATGGACAGGTATGAAAGGACTGTTACACCTGATGAGATTGAAGCTCTCTTCATGTCAAGCAATCCCACATTAACAACGGCACAGAAGCAGGCATATGGTGATCTGTTTCGTAAGATCAAATCGGAACAGCCTATGGGTAGTGACATATCGCAAGAGGTATTGTCTAAACTATTTCAACAGGTAGTTGGTGAAGACATAGCTAACTTAGGGTTTGACTATGTGAATGGATCGCTAACTAGCCTTGAGCCATTACGTAACTTGCTTGAATCATATTCGGATGATTTCACTCCTGACCTCAAGGTTGAATGGGATGACATGTCTATGGAAGCTTTGCTTGAGAAGAACAAGATGGAAGCACGATGGACGTTTAACATACCGTCACTCACTCGTGTGCTTGAAGGTGTGAACGAAGGTCACTTGGTTGAGATAGGTGCTAGACCTAACACAGGCAAGACATCTTTCCATGCAAGTTTGATTGCAGGTCCAAATGGATTTGCTAGGCAAGGTGCTAACTGCATCATCTTATGTAACGAAGAAGCGTCACATAGGGTAGGTGCTAGGTACTTGACTGCAGCATCAGGCATGTCGGTGCAGGACATCAAGGCTAACCCACGTAAAGCTAAAGAGTTATACGATCCTGTTCGACAGAACATTAAGGTACGTGATGTAACAGGTAGAGATATGTCATGGGTTGAGTCTGTCTGTAAGTCTTACAAGCCTGACATTGTTGTGTTAGACATGGGAGATAAGTTCGCTAAGATGGGTGGCTTTGCTAGACAAGACGAAGCACTCAAGGCTAACGCAGTACATGCTCGTATGATTGCAAAGCAACACAACTGTGCTATCTTCTACATGTCTCAGCTATCTGCTGAAGCAGAGGGTAAGGTGGTACTTAATCAGGCAATGATGGAAGGCTCACGTACAGGTAAAGCTGCTGAAGCAGACCTTATGATCTTGATTGCAAAGAACGCAGTGCGAGAGAATGAAGCAGAGGAAGATCCACAAAGACATATTAACATTGTCAAAAACAAACTGTCAGGGTATCATGGTATTATTACATGTGAGCTTGACTACAAAACAGCGAGGTATACAGCATGATAGAAGTAAAAGTAACAAGAGATATGCTTGTCAAAGCCAGAGACAAAGCAGTAGAAATGGGCAGACTCCATAACTCTATCCTTAATGGAGGAGGAAACTTAGCAGGTTTTATTGGTGAGCTTATTGTCCTAAAAGTTTTAGGAGGAGAGTGGTCAAACACGTATGACTATGATATCTTATTAGGTAAGATAAAGATTGACGCAAAGACAAAGCAAACGTCAGTCAAACCTTTACCTCATTATGAGTGTAGCATAGCAAAGTTTAATACCAAACAAGATTGTGACTACTATGCCTTTACACGAGTTAAAAAAGACTTTAGTGTAGGTTGGTATCTTGGAGTAATAGATAAGCATACGTACTTTGATAGAGCTAAGTACCTACAAAAGGGAGAGATAGATCCTTCAAACAATTTTAAAGTAAGAACGAATTGCTACAACCTAGCAATCTCAGAATTAGGAGAATCAATAAATGAAATTAACGCTTGACATAGAGAACACTGTCACCAAGCGTGATGGCAAGATGCACCTTGACCCATTTGAAGCCACCAACGAGCTTGTAATGGTGGGCATGCTATCAGATACAGGTGAGAAAGCTATCATTACATTCAATCACAATGAGGTTGACCCTTGTAAGGATGGACACACAGTGGTACAGGATTGGTTGGATAGATCAACAATACTTATAATGCATAATGCAGCATACGATTTGATGTGGCTGTGGGAGAGTGGGTTTACCTATGATGGTCCTGTGTTTGATACCATGCTAGGTGAGTACGTCTTACAACGTGGGTTGAAAGAACCACTCTCCCTTGAGGCATGTGCTGAGAGGTATAACCTAGACACTAAGAAGCAGGACACACTCAAGGCTTACTTTAGTAAGGGTTACTCTACTGCCGACATTCCTCATGAGGAGTTGTCAGACTACCTGACTGCTGATCTACATGCTACACAACAGCTATCCGATAGGATATATAAAAGATTACTGTTAGAAGACAATAGCTTACGTGACACAGTTGACCTAACTAATCAGGTAGTTGTGTGCCTAGCACGTATCTATCAGCGTGGCTTTAAGGTTGATCTGTCTGCATTAGATACAGTGCAGAGAGAGTTTGAAGAGGAGAAGCAACACTTGACAGACTCTCTTACCAAGCAGGTGCATAATCTTATGGGAGATACACCTATCAATCTCAACAGTCCAGAGCAGTTGTCTTGGGTTATCTATAGTCGTAAGCCAAAGGACAAGTCTGAATGGGCAGAGTTGTTTGATCCTTATATGCCTGTATCTAATTACAAAAGCGTAGTTGAGGATCATGCAGACATTCTGTTTAAACAGAAGGCACATCAATGTAAGACCTGTAATGGTACAGGCTCAGTTAGAAAGGTAAAAAAAGATGGAACACTATTTTCACGAGATAATAAATGTAAAGACTGTGGGAGTTATGGCTATAATCTTAATGATATACATGGTAGTGTGGGGGGATTAAAGTTCAATGCACCTAATGCGAAATGGATCAGTGCTAATGGCTTTAGTACGAATAAAACAAACCTTCAGTACTTGGAGGGCGTGGCTCGTTCTCGTGGTATGGATGACGCTGTTGCTTTTCTTAGTGGGGTGCAACGGCTATCGGCAGTTGACACCTACCTGTCCTCATTTGTGGAGGGCATCAGAACACACACCAAATGTGACAATCGCTTGCACGTTAGACTTCTACAGCACAGGACTGCTACAGGTAGACTGAGTGGAGCAGATCCTAACATGCAGAACATGCCTAGAGGTGGTACATTCCCTGTGAAGAAGGTATTTGTATCACGATGGGAGGGTGGTAAGATCATGGAAGCTGACTTTGCACAGTTAGAGTTTCGTGTGGCCGCCTATCTAGGACAGGACAAAGTAGCTATGGATGAAGTAGCTACAGGATTTGATGTACATGCCTATACTGCAAAGGTTATATCCGATGCAGGGCAACCTACATCAAGACAAGATGCTAAAGCTCACACATTTGCACCGTTGTATGGTGCTAGTGGGTATGGGCGAACACCTGCTGAAGCTGCATATTACTCGCAGTTTAACAACAAGTATGCAGGCATAGCCAGTTGGCATAAACGTCTTGCCAGTGAAGCATTAAACACTGGTAGGATTTCAACCCCTTCAGGACGAGAGTTTTCCTTTCCTGATGTTGTACGTAGACGCAATAACACTGTCTCGCATTTTACACAGATAAAGAATTATCCTGTGCAGTCCTTTGCGACAGCAGACATTGTACCTATAGCACTACTACACATTGATAAGGAACTCAAAGACCTGAGAAGTTGTATTGTGAATACGGTACATGATTCTATTGTGATTGATGTTCACCCCAATGAGGAACATGCTGTTCTCAGCGTGATAGATAGTACAAATGCTAAGTTAAAAGACCTGATCGACAAGAGATGGAATGTTGACTTTAATGTACCTCTATTCC